AACGCAATTATAGAATGTAGAGATGTTCCTAAAGTAGTTTCAATGGAATTACAAGAAGCACATATGCATCTTAGACAGGCTATGCAGATATTACAAATCCAAAGGAGGATGAAATGATGGGAAGAAGTTCAGGCAATAAAAGAATTAAACAGAAACTAACCGAATTTCTACAAGAAGTAGAAAATCCAAATAACTTTACTGTTGAAGAAGTAGTATCTATTTACGAAAGTAATTTAGGTACAGTCTATAATCCTAGACGAATATCAGCCTTATTAACGCCATATGCAACGGCACATGGAACTAAAAAGTATAGGCATTGGAGAATAAGAGACAAATGGAGGTATTTATTTGAAGAAGAAAATAGTAACAGTTGAAGTAACATACGATACAGAAGAAACATGGGAGATTACCATGCAAGAAATAAAAGAAATATTCTTAATGATGAATAACTTAAAGCGTAATGCTATCATTTTAGAAATTGAACAAGGTGTTAATAATGATGATGGACAAGACGAATGAGTTATTAGAAGAATTGCTGGCTATGATAGCAAAATCAAATAAGATATTAATGATGGTAAATATCGTAAACATAGCAACCATTATAACAATAGTAGCGGTGATAGCATGAGTAAAGAAGTTAAAGAAATGAAAGAAGAAATTAAGAACCTAAAGCAAATAATCAAGAGACTCGAATTAGATATAGATGAGATATGTAATTCTAATTTATCCATTCATTCTCTCGATAAGGATATTAAAATCATTAAACAAGAACTAATGAAGTTCTCTGATGGTAAACTATACTTTGAAAACGCTTGGTGATATAATGAAAGTAGTTTATGGGCATACAGATTCAATCTACGTTAAGATTGATTCGGTGGAAAGAGCAGAAGTCGCTATCAAAGAGATAGAGGCAAGCGTTAGGGAACATTTTCCTAATGTTATGGGATTAGATAATCACCCAGTAGTTCTTGAATTTGAGAAGTATTATTCAGCATTAGGCGTTGGTACAACTAAGAACAGAAATGCAGGTTTAGTATCTTGGGAAGATGGTGAATGGTTAAATGAACCCAAGTTCAGCATGACTGGTTTTACAGCAAAAAGAGTTAGTGAAACGAAGTTAGCAAAGGAAGTCCAAACAACTGCCCTTAAAATGTGGGTAGAAAAGAAATCTCAACAGGAAATAGTACAATACTTACATAATCAGTATGATACTGTAATCTCTGGAGAAATAGATATTCTTTCTCTTATTAAAAGAAGCCGACTAAGACCTGCACGTTTTTCAGTAAAATGCCCTGAATGTAATTCAAAATATCATTTGAGAGAATGTATAGAACTGAAACATTCTGTATGTAAAAAATGTGCAACAGAAACAAAAAAGTTTGTAACTCTTGAAGGAAAGAAACCGACAATTGGTTCAGGTATTGCAGGAGTTTTATATGCTTGGGAAAAGAAAGACGCTCATTTTGATGACTCTTATCTTTTCTTAAAAGTAAAAGGAGTAAATGATTTTTATACTCATCCTTTAACTCAAGAAAGGCGAGAAGTCGAATACATATCAGGTATAACCCTTGAGGATTTCAAGGCTTATCGACCCGATTCCCTGTTCTATTCTCAGCAAGTTATCAAGAAGGCCGACCCTATTTTCAAGGCTATGGGGTGGGATATATCGTCCATTAGGACGGGTAGAATACAATCAAGCCTTGAAGAATGGTGGTGAAATACAATGAATAAACAAGAAAAATACGAAGCAAGACTTAATTCAATGAAAGAATTTACTTATGATTGGGAACCAGATAATTACGATGACCCGTCTAAACCGATTCTAAAGATTAGTAAATCATCAATAGTGGGTTCTTTTTGTTGGTGTCCTAAGAAATATGAATTTTCATATATTCAAAGATTACCTCAAGACCAATCAGAAGCCATGAGAAAAGGAACTGTACTACATAATAGTCGTGAAGATTTCTTTAATGAGTTTGATATTAAAAAAGCAGAGAAAATGAATAATTCAGAAGTTCTTGAATATTGCACTTCTTTAATGCCAGTTGATGACTACTTTGATATTTCTTTAACCGTAGCGGCTTTTGAAGCACAACGCTTTATTGAAGCGAGAAGTGAAGAAAGAGTAGATGAATACCTTCCCGTTATAAACGAAAAGAAATTCGATTGTGAGGTTACAATTCGTCAAAATGGAAGTAAGAAATATCCATTACAACGAGACTATGTAGTGAGGCTTCAAGGTATCATTGACCGTGTATTCATTGAGAATGGTAAACTTATTCCTTTTGAATATAAAACAGGAGGTTGGAAAGATACAAAAGCCTCTTCTATGCGTCAAGAGATGGCATTTTATCAATTGATGATTGAAAATTCACCACAAGAAGTATTAGAACAACACGGATTAACAAGTGATATGGAAGTTAGTCATTGGGGTTGGTATTATCCTGCCGCAAACCATGTTACTGTTGAACCAGTAAAGAAAAGGTCAATGTCTGCACTAATGGATAATATTGCTAAGTTAATCTCTGCTTATGAAGAAAAAGAATTTAAAGCCAAGTTTTGGAGACAAACCTGTTCTGAATACTGTTCTTACTATGGTATTTGTCCTGCGGCTCAAGACGATTCATGGATGTGATATTATGAAGGAATTAATAAGAAAAAAAGTATTAGCAAAGAATTGGACATTTGCAGAAATTTCCAACTTATCAGAAACAGTAAATATATTATCAATAGATATTTATGGAGAAATGACTCTTATAGAAAAATATAAATTGGTTCATGATTTAAGAATAAAGGAATCTTATGTAGGTATGCACTTTGAAGACTTACTGAAAGAAACAGTTATGACTGTTTTATCGGGCGAAGTAGCAAATATAATAAAAGAACTATTACAAGGCGCAACAATTAGTTTTGGAGGTAATAACAATGAAATATCCGAGAGAAGTATGGGCGGGGAGCCACATAAGGAACGCTCCGCAAATGAAAAGAAAGATAGTAAAGACGAGGAATGAATATGCTGACTTTATTAATGCTCAAAATAACAGAACAAATGTATATACTACTGTCTACGATTTTGAGCACTTTTCGGAAAAAGCAAAAGTAGAATCCTCTGTTATTATTGATAGAATATTTTTAGATTTCGATGCACATGAAGATAATATAGATACTGCTTGGCGTGATGTAAAACAGGTGATGGAATTGATAGTTAATCAAAATTATTTACATACTCTCTTCTTCTCTGGAAGAGGATTCCATTTGTTTTTATTTGGAAAGCCATCAGAAAATATGAGAAGCGTTCAAGTATTATTTAGGGATATAAAAGAATATTTAATTTCTAAGGTTGGTAAATCTAATACTCTTGATGAAAGGGTTGGTCAAACTACAAGACTTAGAAGAATCCCTAATACAGTAAATATGTCATCCTCCAATAGTAACGGTAAACCTTATTATTGCATTCCCTTAACAGTAGATGACTTATCTCTCGATATTGAAGAAATATTAGTATTAGCAGAAACTCCACGCTATATCCCTTTCAAAAAGGGCGGTGAAATCGAGGTCGAATTTCCACAAGCCCCCCCTATGAAGGCATTAGAGGGTGAAATTGGAGTGCCTAAAACAGTAGGAAAACTCCCAATGTTGCCATGTTTACATAATGCGGTAATGACGGAGAATCCCTCGCATATGTCGAGAGCATACTTAGTATCTTGGTATAGAGATTTGATTTCGGGCTATCGTGATTTATCTTCAGGACAAGAGAAATTAAAAACTCTCGAACTTATAGTAGAAGAGTTAGAAAGAGTCTTTGCTGAATCCGATTCTATTTGGTTAGATTGGGATAAAAACGAGACAAGAAAACACGCAAGATTTACTGTGTTTAATAATTACAACACCCCTCATTGTGATAAATTAATTAGTGATGGGTATTGTGTAGGAAAATGTTGGAGGTATTCATAATGTTAGTAATTGATTCAAGAGAGAAGTCTAAGTTAGCCGAACTGGTTATGCTTAAGGCAAAGGCTTTAAATATACAACATGAGAAGCGTTGGATTGAGATAGGAGACTATGTTTATGATGACGTTTGTTTTGAAGCCAAATCAACAACTGATTTTTTAAGTTCGGTTTTATCTAAAAGATTATGGACTCAAATAGATAACATGGATAGGCATTTTAAAACTAATGTAGTTGTCATTCATGGTAGTTTAGACCAAGCAATTTGTAATATTATAGAAAATGCCCCGACTAAAATGCCAATCGCTATGAGAAGCATAAGACTAAATAATAAATTCTTAGGAGCAATAGGTAGACTAATTTTAGATACCGACGTTAAACCAGTATGGGTTGAAACAGAAGAAGAAGCGGCGTTAATAATAACAGCAGTTTGTAAAATGAAACCCATTACTAGAGATACTATTGCTCCACAAGTGTTTAAAAGATTAACAACCGATGACCTAAGAATAGATTTACTTAGTAGCATCAAAGGCGTTTCAATAAAAAAGGCAAAAGAATTAATAAAAGAGTTTGGCTCCATAATGGAAATTGGTGAATGTAGTGATTATCAATTACAAGCAATTGAGGGTATTGGTGAAACCCTAGCCCAAAGAATACTTACCACATTAAACTCAGAAGAGAAGGTGAAAATATGAATACAGATGAATTAACAGAAGAACAATATGAACAAAAACTATTAGATAGTGCAAAAGCATACGATGAATCACTACCTGAAATAGTTAAAGAATTTACCAAATCAGCCGAAGAAGTATCACATAGAAATGGTATTCCTGCCAGCATTTGTTTCTTTAATTTACTTGGGCAGATAACAAAAGACTTTATTACTATTCCTCAAGGAAGAAATCTTGAAGATACTAGAATACATTTTTGTTGGATTCAAACATCAGGAACAGGTAAATCTACTTTATGGAACTTTATCGGTCCAATTGCTAATAGAACCTTTAAGTTAATTAATGAAGCAAATAAACACCCTCCCCTACTTAGAGATAACTTACCCATGAATCGTATTTTTAATACCTTTGGAGTTACAGATTATACTGATTCTGTTCTTATTGGTGGATATGATAAAAACGTTGATGATGATGGAGAAATAGACTATGAAAGAAGGCCAGGAGTTTTAGAAGGAAATGGGCTTGCTCATTGGGATGAGTTTGAATACTCAGGTATCTTTAAACAAACACAACACAAGGAAAATTCAATTGTGTATTTAAATACATTAATGAACTCATTAGCAGGTGAGTCTTGGATTATTTCAAAAGCACTAACTTCTTTTGGTGGAATGGTTATGGAATGTTTTTGTGAGCGTTCAGTATTGGCTATGACTTATCCTCCAACTAATCTTAATGACATTATAGCCGAGAAAGGTGTATTACAAAGAATGCTATTATTTGTATGGGATGTCCCTGAATTTATTCAACATAAAATGAGAATAGAACAAATCGAAAAAGCAGGAACAGTTGAAGAAGTTACTGTCCCTATTGATAGATATGCAAATGCTATGTATAAAATATATCAAACAGTACAAGAGAGATTTATAGAAGTTAATGGCGACCCTCTTAAAACTATGAAATATGGGAAAGATTTTAGCCAAATTCTTAGATTAGAATATGAAACTATGCGTAGAGAAATTCAAACTTATCCTCCGCATGTTGCTAAAATTGCGGGTAATTTTACTACCCGTTTACTCAAAATCCTGATTAAAATGTCTGTTCTTTGTAGTGTTGCTTCTGCACCATCTATTAAGAATAAAGAGGAAAGATTCATTGTTACGGGGTACAATGTGCGCCAAGCGGGTCAGATTGTCCGTAAGTGTTATACGTCCCTGCTCGACTGGCTAACTGATAGCCTCACGAAGAAGCGGAAGAGTATTGCCGAAAATTCGTTAGAATCAGTCTTTTTAGATACTTATAACAAGATGAAGAAAGATGATGAGGGTTTTGTAAATAAAACAACACTATTAACAGATGTACGAAAGAAAGCGAAAAAATCAAGAGCGCAGATTTATAGGCACTTTGATATAGTTAGACACAAGTTTGAAGAACTAAAAGGCGCAAACAATCGAACATATGTTAAATTAATTAGGAGCGATGAAGAATGAAGTGGGAAAACACATATTTAGTTTTTGAAGTAACAAAAGGGCCAAAAGTAATTATAGATACATTGAATACTTATGGTGATGATGGTTGGGAATGTTGTTCTCAACTTATTGTCGCTGGTTCTCAGATTGTTTGTTTCTTAAAGAGACGAACCGATATAGATGAGAAACCAAAGGTCAATAAAGAAGAAGAAAAGATTAGTAAACTTTGGTCTACTGGGGAATGAGTAATATGTCAGTTCTAGCAATTGACATTGAAACAAAGAATATGTCCTATGATATAGGCGGATTCGGTAATACTCATATGTTTCAGGTTTCTACTGTTGCTACATGGGACGGTAACAATGGAACCGTTTATGTTGATGAACCAGTAGAATCATTTGCTAAGTCTGGACACATTGTTAAATCATTATCTGAACTCAAATACGATTTAGATAATCATTTCCAAAAGGGTGGCCTATTATTAGGTCATAATATTAAAGCATTTGATTTGCCCATCCTTAGAGACTCTATGGATATTTATTGTATTAATAAATACATTAAAGAAGAACAGTTTATTGATACGTCTAAAATTCTTTTTAAAGAACATGGTGAAAGATTCCCTTTGAGTAATTTAGTAAAATGTACTATGAATGATTTCAAACTCATGGATAGTGCAGATGCTCCTAAGTTATGGAAAATGGGTCAATATGATGAAGTAGTTGAGTATTGTATGAAAGATACTCAATTAGTTTATGACCTTTGGAAGTATGGTCAGGATAATGGGATTGTTAAAGGCTTTTCTATTGATAACGGAGAACACAGAGATTTGGAGGTGAAATGGTAATGACAGGCTGGGAATGGTTTGGTTTGTTTGCCTTCGCAATCATTTTGATGCTTCTCTTCTTTGCTGCATTTGGTGGAACTAATATCACCGATGAAAGCGTTGAAGAATATATGAAGCGTCTAATGGGCGAAGATAAACAACAAAAGTGATTGTATGGGATTAAAGCAGGAATGCTTCTACTGTAAACAAAAAACAGTAGCAAGACGACTATTAGGTTTTTACGTAGGTTCTACCGAGCAAGTAAAATTGTGGGAATGTAGAGCCTGTAACGCTATTTGGTCGGATAAAACTAATTGAGGGGGGCTTCGGCCTCCCTCTTTTTTTTTGGTCTTTTTTAGACTGTTAATTTTTAATAGGCGTAAATGAGCACATTTACATCTATTGAAAGAACTGCATCTCAATGAGGCGGATTTTCATATGAAAATTTTTCTAATGCGAAAGTTGGTCAAAATTCATCTATTGTGGCTAACCATGTAGCAAGAAAGCCACATATAAAGGCTATAAACACTAATATGAATAATTCCATTTAATCACTAATATTCAATTTAGTATAATACACATATACATTGTTGAATTAATGTGAATAACTGTGTATATTTTTCCCGTAGCCAAAGTAAAGCCTGTGGTTTGATTTCCAATAGTAGCCATTTGTGCATCAACAATTAAATCAGATGAGCCAGTTACATCTAATGTTAAATTATCCCCACCACCCGCATTAGCCTTACTAATAATTCTCATTTCCCATCCTTGATGTGTTCCAGAAGCCGCAGGTAAAAGTAATGATAATGGCCCCAAACTAGGGGCAGGATGTGGAGAAAAAGCCTGTGTATCTGCAATAATTGTTCTATGTGTTTCTGAACTTAATGCTAAACAAGGTTGTCCAGTATTCGGATTAGCCGTTAATCCAGCCGAAGGGAGAGGATTGCCTGTTATTTCTAATACTGAAATAACCAATGCAGCCGCCCCTATCGCACCACTTACTCCTAATTTTTGTGTTGGTGCATTTGTTCCAATACCTACTCTTTCAACTCCTGCATCTACAAAAAGCACGTTATCGTTAGTATCTCCCATAACAGCAAAATCAATATTTTCTTTATTATGATTAAAAACAACACCTTCACCACCCGCCATTCTTAAATATTCTTGACTTGAAGAAACTCCATCACCACCCGCTTTAGCAATAGTAAATCTTATTCTACCATCTTCAGTTCCACCTGTTTCATCTAATGCTTCACCATGAATACCTAAATAAATATGAGTATTACTTCCATCATCCTTTCCTTTCCAAAGTATTCTTCCTAAATCTCCACTTGTAGTAGCATCCGAAGCACCTGTTCTATCAAAAATTATTTCAGGTTCATTAGCCGCAGAAGCGATTCCCGCAGTATTCTCTAAGGTTAAAGTTGGTTTACCATTAGAACTAGAAGTTATTTTGACATCACCTGTAAGGTTAAGTGTTGCTTCTCCTTCAACTGCGGCAATTGCATCACCATCACTATACATCGTAGGTAAAGCAGATAAAGCGGCTTTAGCATTAGAATGAGTATAGATTAGAGCATGGCCGTTTTGCCCAGAACCTACTGTTTGGTCGCCATCAATTGCTAAAGTACCCAGTTTAATATCTCCTGTTCCATTTGGTGTAATATTAATATCAGAATTAGTCGGAGTAGAAACAATATCTAAACTATCTGCATCTCCTGTTATTTTACCAGATTCAGTATAACCACTAGCATCATGACCAATTGATAATGAATTTTTACTCAAGTTCATAGTAAAAGTTTGGAAAGAATAATCAAACTTATCGTTATCTGCCCCTGCTGAAATGTGAACCAATGCAATAGGAATATAACCTGCTGTAATATCGGAAACTAATGGGGTTGTACCCGCAGTTCCCTGTACAATAACAATAGCAGGTGTTCCACCTATATTCGGATTTAATAAAACCCAATCATATCTACTGTTAGTGGAATCTTGAACAGTAGAACTGTATGCTACTGCTAAATTGCCTCCAGTATAACTAACGTATTGCCCATTGGCTCTAAACTTAATTGGTTGGGCTAAATTATACTGCGTGTAATCTCCACCATCCGTAATAGTAAAACCTGCATGGCTTACACACATATTGTCTTGTGAAAAAGACTCTAATACTTTAATAATACCAGAGTGCAATTTATCTGTCCCGTCTACTAATCCTTTAGATGGCGTTGCAGCCAAATCTGTTATCTTACCTATATTACTTACCATTTTAATCTACCTCTACTGTTATAATAAATTGAACTACATCTGTTGCTGAAAGTGGTCCAAAGCCATCGTAGTTTGTTCTAATTAACATATGCGCCCCTGTCGAATCAAAAATACCCACTTCTTTAATTGTATGCCCTAAGAAGTCTGAACCATTAATACTAAAATTAAATTCAAGTGTAGAAATGCCAACCGCAGTAGGACTTACACTTCCTACACTTCCCAATGGGGAATCTAAATCTCCAGCATTAGGATTAGTAGAATCACCACCTGAACCCACTTTATATTTAGTAAATGTACTTGCCATAGTAGCCATTATCTTTACCCTCCCTTCTCTTGTTATCATACTCCAACCTCCGAATCAAATCCTATTGTATATCCAAATCCTATTGTACTAGTCGTGGTTACATTAGAAGTCAATGTGCCAGTAGCCTTGACAAATTTGATATTAACCTTGTCTCTCTTAGTTCTAGGAATAGTCGTTGTCGTATAAACTTTTTGTTTAGTGAAACCTTGTAAGTTTCTAATCTCACCCATGAGAGTAGCGAAAGTTCCTGCTAAATCTTTATTATATTCTGAAAGTGTAAACTTAGTGGGGCTTCCAAATTCTTTTTCTATTTCTATCACTAAGTAATCTCCTCTTGGGATATTCTGTTCAGAAAATTCTAATTCAATAATTTGTCCAGGTTTTAAGAACGGCACGTTATCAGCAACTTCAATTTCAATAGAAGTGTTAGCGGAATTAAATACATCTAAGTATTGTACGGCCTTTAAATTAGCCTGTTTCTGGTCTAATATAGAGTAGTCGTATATTTCCTTACTTTTGACCGTTCTGTTTGAATTAGAGGTATCTATGGGGTTTCTAGCAATACCCCTTACTCCATCTCCAATAACTATAACTTCGTCAAAGTTATCGAAGAGGGAAATGTTATTATTTATAGATGTGATACTGTAAGTGGAATCTTTAGACGATAGGATTATATCTCTATACTTTTTACTATCCTCTTTATCTACAATTTTAATTTCTTCCCCATCTACTAGAATTTCTTTATTTTTATACGATAGTAGATTGTTAGTGGCAGAATATAACGATTGTCCCGTAAAGTTAAAAGCCCCGAAATAGGTATCGGCTTCTGTGTCTTTTGTGTAAGTAATGTCATTAATAGTAAAGGCATCATCAATAACCTTTTCTAACTCATCTACAATCTTAAATGATGAACCTATACAAGCGGTATCTGGTCTAAAACCTGGAGATTTATTCACGGTGATGGTAAACGTAGAACCAAATGAAGGCGTTCCTAGTAATTTTTTAATATTTGAAAATTCTAAAATAGCACTCCCTTTTTTAGATACAGAAGTTATAAACTTATTTACACCATCTGTTGCGCTCATTTTTATTGCACTAGACGTCAATGCACCATAGTTAGCATCAGTCAAATTTCTTGTTTCTAAGAAATCAGTATTAATATTACCATCAGGGTCTATTAAAACATACATTGACTTTACACCTTCTCTTGTAGTGTCTAATACCATACCCTGTCCATCTTGATTAACAGCGTTAGTAGTATCTTTATCTTCTGCACTATATCTAGTAGCATCGCTTCCTTCACTTTGCATTCTGTTTGCATCACAAACTTTAGTGTATTTTATATATGGTTTATTTAGAGATATAGTGTTAGGTGTAAAATCATACATACACACTTGATTAATTCTCATTAGTCTCAATATTTCATTACTACCTAAATTACCAGTATTATCTATTTTTATCAAATGTCTAAATACATTAGGTTCAGTTCTATTTATTTCATGAGAAATAATTTTATGTAATTCCTTATCATTTGCACCTTCACTATAAAAATAATACCCTGTTAAATTATTACAATAATTTATCCATGTGTTAGTACCTGAACCCCAATTAGAAACAATATCATATTTAAGCATTTTTTCATCACTTCCTAAAGTAGTGTCAGCAACAGTATCGCTTGAATCATATGTTAAATATGGTTTGAAAAATATTTCACCTCCGTATATCTTATGTGAATATTGGTCGCAACCAAAGGAATAATTTTCAGATAATATACCTTGACTAGCAGAATTGAATTTTATAAATACTCCTTTATTCCATCTTTGTGTGTTACCAGAATGAGTTCCTAACCTATAATCTACAATTTTTTCTTCCCCTACATTTAATATATCAGAACAATATGCGCCTCTAATATTTGTAACTTCAGGAGTAAGCATAGCATAACCTCCCTTCGATGCCATTTGTGGAACGTTGTGAAATTTAGCGACTATTGTATCTAATCCCTTGTAGTCTAATCTATCTTCACCATCATAAAAAGCCCTATGGGGAATAATGTTGTTAGCAAATACTGAATATACGGAGGGTTCATCAACACCGTTAATAGATTGAACCCATTGGGAGTTATATGCCGCAGGATTACCTGCACCCACCCCTGCTAAAGAACTTCCTTTAGCGTAAAAAGAAAACAATGTAATATCTACCCCGTTTTGCGTTGTCATATTTGCCGCACCACCAGCCATATCTGTTAAAGTTAATACTGTATCTGTAACATTAGTAACCTTATATAATCTATTATCGTAGGTATCTGTGGTTAAACCCGATATTTGGATAAAGAAACTGTTAGACCCAGTTGCTTCGTATATTGCTGTTTCAATAGTAGTTGTTAAATCTGAATTTGTGCTATTATGATTAGGGCTAACTCTAAATGTTGTAGGGGATGCCAATTTAATAATTGTATATATAGTTCCTCTAAAATTTACCTTTGTTCCTGTTGAAACAGAAGCAACGTTTCCTGCTCTAACTGTAAATAAATTAGTATCACTTGCATCTAGGTGTGCTCCAGTTGAACCTGTGATATCGTACCATGTATGAACACTATTAGCCGCATTTACCCCTATTCTTGTTTTTATATGAGTATCGAAAAATTGTGTAAGTTTAGAATCACCATCTGTTAAAGTAATTGTATTACCTGAAACATTAGCATTAACGTTCATTCTAAAATGACTCGCTTCTGCTGGAGTAGCCAATGTAGTCGCTAATCTATTATGAACGAATTCTGTATCTCCTAATGTAGATTTAAATATGGGCGTTTTCAATATATAACTTCTAGCACTATAACTTTCAGTTGTGTTAAAGGTGTCATCAGCGTGGTTTTTATTATCGGGGCTTAAATTTGAGTTAGCAAAAATAGCAGTTTTATTATAATTATGCTTTACGGCCTCAGTAGTTTCTGGGAAATAAGGTACGGTGGAATCCTTAGTTAAAAGCATTTTAGTATTTTTACTACTTGTGTTAATTGTATTGTGATGTATCTGAACATATAAAACTGTATGTTGTACATCTACTGATTGGTCTATTGAGCCAGTAAAGGTTATAACCCCTCCAGTAGCGGCAGAAACTAAACCTACATAAGTGAGGACATTGAGAATCCCAGCATAATAATAAATATAATAATTATAAGGTGCTGATGAAGTTATAGGGTTTGACCAAAACCAATCAGTAGAAGTTACATTTAATTTATCAGCATCGTTATGTGCAGTACCAACCTTTACGTCTACATTATGTAATCCCGCTTGTGGGAATGATTTAATTAAAATTAAAGGATTAATACCCGCATTTAATGAGGTTTCTCCTAACGCTACATCTGATAATTCGGTTGAATTATCCCCAACTTTATAATTTTCATAATCTACTTCATTAAATAACATATCTAATGTAACATCAGTTAGTCTCATTAAATTAAATCTAACTTTATCACCGTTGGAACTCGCTATTGGTTCTACATGGTAATCTTCATCCTTTCTTGAAGATACATTCAATTTAAGAGGCGAGTTTAGGTCTGTAAAACTATCATAACCCTCGTTATTATTTTCATTATTTTCAGTTTTATTTCTTTTAAATATAATAGAATAGTCTTCTAAATTTCTTCCTGTGTAAAATATATTATTTTGATTAGTTTTACTTTCGGGGTATACATCACCTAATGAAAATAAGTGCATAGAAAGTGCGCTAGGGTCGTGTAATTCTAATTTACCCACAAATTGACTTAGGTTATTAAAACCAGATGACGTAAATCTATTACCAAAAAAAGAACCAGAATTATAATACCATGTAGGTACTCTATCTATATCAAAAAATCTAGACCCTAAAGGGGGGTATATACCAGTTTGTTCCTTTGGATAACCCTTTAGCCAATCGGATGAATTATCTTTATCATAATCTATATTTTGTTTAGTTATTTTATATGAAGATAAATAAAAGTTAATATTCTTAGTATTTTCATAGTAATCGTTTCTAGAATAATTACTAGAAGTGTATTCATTTGATTCAAACCTACTAGAACTGCCCTTATGATACTTATGTGAATAAGGTTGTAAAATTAACTGCTCAGGTGTTTTAACCATATTAGCGTATCTAAATATAGGTTGATTATATCTAAAAGCGTATTGTGATTTAACAGTAGAACCATATGCAGGGTCATCTGAAAATATATTATTAAATGTCTTAGGGCTATTATCAGAATTTTTATAACTACTCAGTAAATGTAAAAAACCCCCATCAGGTAATCCCTGACCGTTAATTAATCTAATAGGTTGCGTTCTAATATTAGGGTAAGAATCAATAAAGAAATCGTTAGTATTTCTAGTAACCATACCCAAAACAATTGGAGAAACATAACCTAATTCGTAACTTACCGTACCGTTTGGGTTATTTAGCGAGGAAATAATTTCCATTTCTGGTGTAGAGGCGGGTATGTTTAAAGTAGTTTTAAATCCTAACGGGAAGTCTAAATATTCACCATCGCTATTAACAATAGGTGTTAATAAATCATCAATATTATATCCATTCTCTACATTAGTTTCCTTAGTTTGTATTAACAAATTAGTATCACCAGTAGAGGAAAATTCCCTCCCACTTCCAAACACTATTCCTTTATCTAAGGTTCCTGCTAAACTAGTAGCCCTGTTAGTAATTCTAGGTGTAGTTTCTAAATTTTTACTAGGTATAATTGATTTTCTTATTCTATATATTGAGTTAATACCTAATGTTGTAGAACCTTTATTAGTTAAATCACTTATATAACAATCTTTCATCAAAGTTACAGTATTAGGGCTACTGGTAGTAGACTCTACTACACCTAGAACTACATATCTATCGTCATTCAATTCAAAAGCAATAGTATCTCCGTAAGATAATCTAGTAGTGGGGTTTTGAATGGTGGTTATTACTTTTCCAGATATACTACTAACCACTAAGGGAACACTTTCTAATTCTGTGTTACTAGTGTTATCCCCAACGTATGGACTAAAAGTAGTGTAAACAAATTCCTGACTATGAACGTAGTTTTTATCTAGGTTAGTATTTAAAAGTTTATTAATGGAATCTCTTCCCACAATTTCATACTTGAAAGCCTGTTTAACATCTGCAATTCTACTTTCAACAAACCCGTCAAATATGGAATTATTTATCAACAATTTACCACTAATAGAATCGTTTAAATATTTACTAGCGAAAAAATTGGATGCAGGTCTAGAGGTTAGTTTAGTATAGCCAGTATCTTTATCGCCCTTTTCTACTTCTAAAAATACTTCATTATCGGCATTTTCTAATAAATACTCAACACCATTAACATCCGAATCAGCAGAAGTTACAGTATTACCGTTTCTGGTTATAGCATCAGCATAGGATATTTGAGTATCAATTTGATGTCCCGCTATATAGGTTTGCGATACTGGACTCCATGTTTTTCTATATGCAATTGCACTAGACATGGCTTCTAAAACTGCTGAACCCGCAAAGGCATTTGAAGTTATCAACCTTTTATTACCAATTGTAACTACTTGAGACCCTGCTGACGGTGCAGTTATTCCAGTAATAGTATAATAATATGTACCAATAAATACAGGTTCATATGCACTACTTCCGTCAAACATTACTTTGCGCCAATCTTCCCCACCTACGAGACCAGAAACAGTAAATGTATTACTAGTCGTTTTACTGCAAGTTCCAGGTAATGGATTATTTGCGGTACTGTCTAGATTTTTTTCTGCAATTAATTGTTTTACTCTAAATTGTTCATAAGAATTAATTTTTTTATCTAATATTTTTTCAGTATCAAAGAATTTAATTTCTGCCAAATTACCTTTATTTGTAACAGTTTTATTTACATTAACGTAATAAGGACTAGAATGAATTTGATTTTTAGTAGGTGAATCAATGAATGTGATATAAGTGGACAATCCACCATCAGAACTATAAATATTTCTAGATGAACTTGCCCATGTAGTTTCGTCAAATGTGTATGTAGAACCTTGTGCATTATACGCATTTATAAATCTAGGAGTGGATAGATTATCATTTGCTCTATTATTATCCGTTAGGTCTCCATGATGAGTAAAGAACCCCTTGTCAATAATCATGTCTGAACTTATAGGTGCTGTTTTAAATACAGACTTTTTAGTTCCTGAAAAGTTAGTAGATGTTTTCAATAACGTATATTTTCTATCATGGTCTAATTTATCATCTGAATAAAAGTAGAACGTAGGTCTACTAATTTCTACATACTTATCATGTCTTTCTTCTCTAGCGAATACAATACTTCTACCGCTAGCCGATGTGGTGGGGGATGTACTAGGCGTTATATCTCTACCGTCTATCGCTGTAATTGTTGTTCCCCCAGCAAAATCAGAAGAAATTATAGTATCTCCTACTGATAAACTAGAAGAAATATTCGTGCTACTTACTCTTATGTTATCAGGACTAGTAGAAGTGGTAACTGTATCTGATACATCCACATCATTTAACAGCCCATATCCAACTGCTACAATATTATCAGTTTTATCTGGACCTTGATAAATAGCCACCTTAGTACCTGCTGTGATATTTTCTTTTAATCTAGGTGTAAATTCAAAGTGGTAATTATTACCATCGTATTGAGTTTGTTCTTCTATCTTAGCCACATGATGTTTCTTTACGTTATCGGCATAAATTACAACAAAGTAATCTTTAGTATCAGCCAATGTTAAACCACTAGCATTTCCAGTATCTATTGTAACTCTATATCCGTGATTTTCAATAATGTTATCAGCATAATCAGCAACAGTAGTGCTAACGGGAAATAACCTATTTAATTTACTACTAGTAACTGTACCGCTTCCCATACTAGAAGTATCATCTGAATGTACCTCATAACAATTGATACCTAATGTAGTAGAAGCAGTAGAAGATTTACTAATTGCAATTGGATTTACGCCAGTTTTAATATTAAATGTACCTGCACTAACAGTAGCCGTAAAGTCAGTAGGAATAGTAGTTCCCTCATTTAATACATAAAGTTCATCAGCCATTTAAATTAGCCTCCTCAAAATCCATATATAATAATATTTCTTTAAATAATGGGTATAGAGTATTTGTACTTCTGAATTGGGTTTTTGAAATTCCCAATATACTTATTTCATGTAGTTCGCCCATAAATTGTGTTTTTCTTCTATCTGAATATCCACTTGCAGTTGGGTTTTGCCCAATATAACAATCCGAAGTATCAATGGAAAAATTACCACCAACCCCATGAGTAGTGCTTCCCACTAATTTACCATTATAGAATAATTGCATTAACCCTTGAGGAGAATAAGAAAAGGCAATATGGTGTGTACTATTAGCATAAAGTGGCTCTTGTGGTAAGGAGTGAAAAATATCAATACCATTTGAAAGTGAACTAGTAAATCCATCCGTTGTTAATACATTACCAGAAACTGATGTAATTGTACCTAAACTAGTACCATCATCTTTATAAACAGTATATCCAGCACCTATACTTGGTGTTCCGTTTAGGGTTATTGTATTTGCGGCAACATTGTGGGCTGAAACATCTCTTAATGAGTCTTTAGCATAGGCGGTGTGATTATTATAAAGATAAGAGGTGGGGATAAGAGAAGATTCATCAATAGAAGTAGGTGCTATAATAGTTTCAGAAGATAAAGATGTTGTTGTGAGTCCAATTTTCATATCAACCTTTAGTTTATAACTAGCGGGTAAATAAGGATTAGTATAATTATCAACCATATCTAAACTTATTTTTAAATTTGTATTGTAAAATAAAACCATTTCGTGGTCTTTTCTATTTGCTTCTGGTAAATAAGCCTCCCCTTGAGTGTCTCTAGAAAGAGATTTTTGTGTGGCATTAAAGTTATCTGGATTACCATTTATATCGTAGGGAGTAATAACTGCCTCAAAAGATAAACCACCAGAATGCGACCACAATCCTATTTCTTGACTAGGTGTGTTACCAGAATGTCTAGGTATTGTAATATACCCATCACACATAACTGGAAACTGCAAGGACTTTCTATCTTTAGAGAATACTGTGTATACCATAATAATCAACCTGTAAATACGAAGGATTGTGTGAATGAGAGATTAAAACTTACAAAGGGTTGGCCTGGAGTTATTGTAGTACCAAAACTTTCTACTACTCCAGTAATACCCCTGTAATTATCTCCCCCATCTGTTGAATCTGCAAATGAACCTATTTGAGCAGGTGAAGCATCTTTAGCCCTAGATTTATAATCAAATGGAATTAAAGGGCATAGGTCTTGTGCTGTATTGGCATCTATTCCAGACCTATAAGTATAATCATCCCCAACTCTAGAAGGATATAGAACAAATAGACGAGAAAAGTTTTGTTGTTGTTGAAATGCAGAAGAATCTACTGCTGAGTGCATTAATTGAGCGACTTCGTGGGCAGTAAGATTAACTGTTACTACTGTATCGTCGGCAAAATTCTTTTTAATATATTGGTCTGTAATAATCCCTTGAATTGTAATTCTTTTACTAGCGATACCCATATCAATACTTAGAGAAGTGGATTCACCAGTAATAGTTCCAGAAAAAGGAATGGGTATTTGGGGAACTTGTCTTGAAGTGTCAATAGATATATTCTCAGCCTTTAACATTATTCTATTTGATTGTGCGCCATCAGTAGTATTGTTACCTTCTGAAAATTGTAAGAATACTGTGTGGTCTAAACCAAAACCGTCTGTGCCAAAGTTACTCGATACCTGATTTGCATTTGTCATATTAACCCCTCAATCCGCTTGAATTATACCTGTTCATCTGAGTATTTATCTTTTGCCCTATCTTACGGGCAATATCATTAAGTTCTGTATCTGATGCACCCACTCTTCCAGTTACGTTAATATTAATTGTAGGACTCATCATTCTAGAGGTATCTGAATTGTTGTATACTCTACTATTTCCAGGTAATGAAACTAATTCTGGTCCTCTTTCACCTACTAAGAAAGTACCACTAGAACTAGTAACTCCACCAGTTTCCATTCCTGCTATTTTATCACCTGCTTTTACACCCAAGTTACCTCCTGAAACTGCACCTGCAATAAAACCAATTGTTCCACCAATTAATGCACCTTTTGGTCCTAATCTAGCACCTAAAAATGCACCTGCTTTCATACCACTATATGCACCTGCCGCACCACCTAACACACCACCAGCCATACCACCAACACTTTCGGCTTTACCTAAAATGTCTGTAAGGAAAGCCTCAGCCATTCCCCATAAAGTAAAACCAACTAACTGTATACCTGATACGACACCCCCTACTAATAATTTAATAATACCCTCACCTAATTTTCCTAATCCCCTAAAGAATTTATCAGAACTTTCTGAAATTAAATTACCATCACCCGAAAGTAATCCAAAGACTACTCCAATAAAACCTGTAAAAATATCCCAAAAGCCACCAAAGATTAATTTAAAACCATCCACAAACATTTCTAAAAAGTAACTATATTTTTCAAATAGTTCACCTATATGTTTTCCTGTATTGGCTAACCATTCACCTATTCCTGCTTTGTATAAAATAAATATTAGTGCGACAAAAGCGGACATTCCTAATATTAAACCTCCGAATACTAATAGACCTTTAAACATAAATGACCTTAACATCTTAAAATCATCCCCTCCAAAATAGCCTTTAATTTTATCTATTCTCTCTTTTATCTTATCTCTAGTTTGTTCTAATTTTAGCCTCGCACTTCCTAAGAGAGTTAATTGTTCTAAACTTCCAATTACCGAAGAATCATTATCAAGTTGTTGTCTAAGGTATTCTTCATCAGACAAAGTAGTTGCACCAGACACCGCAATATCAGCCTCACTTTGTAAACCCACCTTAATACCTGTCTTTTCTTCAATATCTTTTTTATCTTCTAGAAACTCTTTTATTAATCTATCTAAATTATCATCTACTTCTTCCCTAGTCTTTTCCATGTGTCTTATGGCTTCTCTCATAAATTTTAAATCTTCTTTAGCCGCTTCTCTTTCAGCACCTTCTATCTTATACCCTTTATCAACATCTTGCATTTCCGTTATAAATTCAGGTTCATCAAAACCTGCTAATCCCGCAAAAACACTAGGATTTTTTACTTGTACTGCTTCCCGTACTATGTTTCTTTGATTAAATTCACCCTTTAAAACATTATATTCATCTCTCGTACTTTCTTCTTCTGTTCTAATACCTCTGGCTCTTTTTTGTTGCGCTTTTAATTCATTAGCACCCATTTTTAGAATTCCTGCACCCTGCGCCCCACCTTTAAATCTACTAACTCCTAAAGTATTAAGACCACCTGACAATAACAATTTTTGAGCCTTTCCACCTAATGCCTTTCTTCCCGCCTTTCTAAGTTTTTTAGTTGCCCCTAATAATTGTTCACTACTCTCTAAAATAGCATCATCAATAGACATTGTTTTAAGTTTCATTCTTATGGATTCATCGTTGTAATATCTTTCTTTATCTAATACAGATAACTGTTTTGAACGGGCTTTTTCATGGTCTCTTTCCATTCTATACATTCTGGTCATAGTTTTTTCTCTACTAGCCATTAATTTATTAAATTCTTTCTCTTCCGCTAATCTATCTTTTTGTGATTTATCAATATATCTAATAAGGAGTAAAGCGGAAGTAAGCCTTTGAGTTACGTTAAATAGACCTGTACCTGTACTAGCCCTAGTAACAATAGAACGTATAATACCGCCCTTTGTACCAATACCAGAAAAACTTGCTATGTTTTTAACTAAAGTTTCAGACTGACCTTCAATTTCTAAAGATAAATCATTAATACTTTCCATTCCAGATTGAATATCATTAAGATAATTTCTTAATTTATCTATGTCTGCCATTCTTCATCTTCTCCATCTGTTTAGTCTCTTCTTCTTTCTGAATTGAAAAAAGAATCATAAAGTCCCTTATCATGCTGTAAGGCAAAGAATACGCCTCAGCGGGACTAATATTAAGTTCCTTTGCCAAGATATATAAAGTTATGCGTGATGCGACTACTGGATTATCTATTTTGTTTCCAATTAAGGCTTGTCGGTAGACACTTTTAAATCTTCATCCCCCTCTAAATTAAAGGGGTCTGGTAAAATATCCTTAATTTGATTTCCAACATAAGGATTGAGTCTGAGAATTTCAATAGCAGAAAGAGAAGGTTCAGTCTTTTCTACAAAGGCTTCCCAAAGGTATCTGAAAAGTGTGTCCATTTCAAGACTAATATCCTTTGTCCGTGAGTTTAAATTGATGAGTTTGGCTTGAGCCTTTTCCAATTGTAGGAAGGTGGGTTCTTTAATCCAAACCTTTAGGTATTCATCTGAATCTGGTGCAACCTTAACGTAATGCACTTGTGATTCAGTAGGGGCAAATAGCAAATTCTTATTTTTCAACGTCTTTTTATCCATAGAGTATCTCTCCTAGTTATACGCAAGTGCTGGAGGCTTATAAGATTTAGCCTTGAATAATCCAGTTAGTTACGTGTGAACAACTCTTTAACTTAAGCGGTACAATTGTCCATGATACTGAAATTGGTCCCTTATCGTTAGTAAGTGGGAAATCAGCAGTAGTTACCATGTAGTCTTGGAAAACCATTTCTAATGATTCATCAGTAGAACCTGCTTCTTTTGTAAATCTTAGAGTAATTTGGTTTCCATCAGTTCCATTTAGTGAAAAGGCTTGTGTTTCCCGAAGGGCATCAAATACGGCTGAATCTGTTACTAGCCCAGTAAAGGATAGATTATAGGTTCTTTGGCCTGGAAAGTGCATTTGGCTAGTTTTATCATATCTTCCTATAAATCGCTTTGGTGTTATACTGTTATTAATTTCTAAAGACATAGTTTCTATGCGAATGTAATCTTGCCCAAACATAGAGATAGTACCATCTGAAAAGAAGAAAGGTCTTAACAATATTTCATCTTCATTAGCAATACCACCTTGAGGTGAACCAAAGTTTACAAAGTCTCTAACGTCAGTTACTTGATTCGCAGTATCGTAATTTGTGGGTGCTACAAATGTCTTTTTAGTTTCAAAGTTTACATTCATATTAACTTCTTGTGTTGCGGAAGCCTCTAAAGTTAGTGAACTAACCATACAACCTGGATAAATCTTAGAATACACAGTTTCCTTACTTGCACTCATACCACTAGGTAAAATTTGTGAACCCGCATCAACGGCAACAGTAGATTGACTGTCGGGTTTCTTAAGAGTATATTCTAGAGCAAATGTAGGTAAGTCCTCGCTATTCGATTCTGTCAAAGCATAGGTAATTTTTTCAGTTAAAGTACCCGTATTAACCTTTTTAACATTTGCAGTATTTTGAACAAGTATAGGATTAAGAGGTGGACAAATTGTGTTACCTTCTACTCTATTAAATCCAACAGTCGGTGCATCCGTATCATAAACAAAGTTAGTTGCTGATAGACCACTTGTTGTAAATTCGTCGCTTACTGTAACTGCGCCAGGTGTTCCTGTTCCAATAGATGTAATTTCTTTATTACCCAATGCGTAATAAAGCCAAGAAAAGTTATTAGCAGTTACAGAAAAACTTCCCCCGCTTGTTGTTTCCATACCTTTAAATTGGTAAGTCATACTTCTTGAACCAGAGGAAATTGGGATAGCCTTAGTTTCAACAGAAGTAGATGGAATAGAAACTGATTCAGTTAATCCTAACCATGTATCAGAAAGTAATTTAGGATTACCCGCAGTAGATGTAGCAAGTGCTATTTCACCATTTCCAATAGAGTAGTTTCCACTACCAGAAAAACCCGTTCCTGCATTGTTAATTGTAACTGCTGTAATTACGCCACCCGCAGTAGTGCTACTTATAGTTACACCTCCATTAGTATCTTCCGTTGTAGTAGCACCTAGTCCTCCAATAGTATTTGTAACTGTCAATACATTAGCGGCTCTTGTGATAGTTAAATCTTCATCAGCCAAAGCAAGTCTAACCGCTTCGGCAACAGTAGCACCGTCATTACCTGTTGTAACTGTAATTGTAATATCTCTATCCGCACCTGTGGCTTTATTTCCTTCATCACTATCATTAAAAATTATCCCAACAGTTTCATTTCCTGTCGTGCCTACAACAGTAAAAACCATTCCACCATCATCATCTGTATCTCCATCTTCATAATTAGTAGCATCCACAGTAGCAAAAGTTACTGTTGTGCTATGTGCTGAAATTGTTAATTGAATTTCCCCATTAGAACCTCCCGATAAAGCACCTGCATTAATTTCAGTATTATCAAGAATAGCCAAATTAGCAGTTACATTGTTACCAGCAGTATTAATTGTAGCACTACTTATTGTACCTGTTACTGCCGCACTAGGGGCTGGAACTGGTGTTCCAAAATGTTCAATAATTCCATAAAATTTTGTTTCATCAGAAGTAAAATCGGCAGGAAGTGAGTCATTAACGGTAATTGTACCTGAGGCATTAGATTGAATCATAACTCGGTCAAAGTGTTGATTTAGAGTCAATGAATTACCAGAACTCCCACCTGTATGTGCTGTTCCAACATAAATGTTCAAATAACACCCTCTATACAAATTAGCCACTAGGCTAAACTTTCCTGTAAAAGCAGTACCTAATGTTATTACATTCTGATTATTACTTGAACTACTACTTGCGAAGTCGCCCAAATACAAATCCATTTCAGGTATCATTGATACCATCGCCCCAGAGTCCATCCATATATTATTACTCGTCATCTTATTTCACCTACTTTACAAACATACCGAAAAACGTTTAAGTGTTACGTCAATCTTATACCCGAATATTCTACTTTTCTTATCATTACTTTCGGTTCTTGAACCAAAGTTTATGTGTTTAATATTTTGGAACAATGTTCCCGTTGTCCTAAACCACCCTCTTCTGTTCGTTTCGATTATGTATCGAACTATCTTATAAAGGTTTTCTATTCTATCTCTTCCAAATGTAGAACCACTTGGGGAAACTCTCCCACTATCATTAGTTCTTCTATCGTCTTGTTTTGTTCTAATACTAACAGACATACTATAAGTTTCATTACGGACAGACCAATCTCTTGTGGGGTATTCTATTGATTGCGAGTTTTCCATTACTACAACTAAATCTTTAGAAGGCGTAACTCCATCTACCGTAGTTTCTTTTGCAGAACTAATTCTAACTCTGTTACCACCCTTTCCATTAGTTCTAGTTGAATCCATAGACCTAATATCCATTATTTGTGGTTTAACCCTATGTATTGAGGGTATTTCTGAACCTAATGCTGTTACAGCAGTATTCCAGTATTCGTCTAATAGTGTAATTAAATATGTTGTTTCATCCACGTCTTGGCCTCCTTAATCTTTCTTCTAATACCTGTTCTTCCCTATCCCCATCTGGCATATTTTCAACTCCCTCTAGATTTATTCTTTGATACTCTTTTCCTCTTCCACTATAATCTTGTTGGTCATATCTCGTATCTGCTTCCATTCTTGCTCTTTCTACACCAGAAGGTCCAGTATTCATATAATCTATAACAGTTTGTATATCTGTATCATCTAAAAGTTCGTGTGAAAAGTCGTTGAAAAATGTATCAATATAATTTAACGCTGTCTCCTTTATATAATCAGCATCTTCCTCTTCCTCTTCATTGTACACATTAATATAAATTGTTTCATTAGCCGTTTCAATAAATACCTTTTCCATAGTAAGCCATATATATTCTCTGTAATCCTCTTTACTAATTTTTAACTCATCTATATTATCTAACGCATAGTACATATTTCTCATAAACCATTCAGTATAATCTGATTTTGATAAACCGTTTTTTGTACCTTGCTCGATAATATCCATTAATTTAGTAAAGAAGTTTTCTACTTCGTCTTGTAAAAGTATTTTAACCACTTCATCAAACCATTCTGGAATCAAACTTGACCTACTTCGATAACCTCCCTTAATTCTTTGTTCTTCTCTATCTGTAATTTCATTTGAAAATGCTATATCAAATATCCGACTAAATTCTTCTTTAAATAATTTTGCTGATTTAGGTATTACTTTTGGAAATTTACCTACACCTACATACGAAGTCTTCAATATGTCCCTTTCACCTAATCTATTCAGTTGTGGTCTAAATCTTGATACTCTTATGTTCTTAGTTCCGTTTGCCATTAATTTTTCGCCCGATGATAATTTTATTAAATTTCTATAATTTTTAATTAACCCATACATTTCTTCTTCTGTACTGAAAAAGACGGTGTATACTTTACCTATCTGTGAACGATAATAACTGGGTATATGAAATTTACACACTCCATGAACTATATAGGAATCGTTTTGTTCAATAAGTTCGTTAGCCGCATCGTGTAAAATATTAAATAAACTCGTAGGTATTTGACTTCGTTCTTCCTTAGAATACTCTCGCCCCTTGTACGAAGGTAACGACTCTAAAAGTTTTTTACAATCGGGACTACTCTTACTGTTCTCTATACGTCGTCCATGTATATAATTTTTAAATGGGGCTGATAGTGAAAATACCTTAAACATACCATCTAAAAAATTACATGCTGTCCCTAAAATACTATTTACCTGTTTCATATCAATATCTATTAAATCATAATTATTATCTGGTTTTGTTTTTGATGATATTTTATCTAATATTTCCATATTTAAAATTTCTGTATTATATAATTCATCATTAAGAATTAAGTTACCCCCATTTTCTCTCACAATGTTATACAATTTATTAAAATAAATAGTATGAATTAAATTATAAGCAGTAGTTTTGTCATGTCTTTTATAAACAAATTCATCTAATGGTTTATTAAATTCCCCTACAATTATTAATGATTTAGGTTCTAAATTATATTCATCCACATAATGACAATATTCGTTTTCTATTAATGTTGAGAAGTCATTTGTATTTTTCGTAAACCGAGCATCCCTTTCTTGTAGTTCAGTAGGCTTTGTGGGTCTATTTTTAAAACCTCTTATTTGTTCTGGAGAAATTATTTTTTTATCAGTACCTGTTCTTTCCATAAATTCTTCCATGCTTTCTCCTTCTTCTGGAAATATATTTTTTAATATTTTTTTCCAATTCATTCAAAAGCCTCCTTTATTCTTCGGGTAATCGTGGCAACAAATTCTTGTTCTACAACCTGTTCAATAATCTCATCAGATAATTTTTCACCTAAAAGTTCTTCACTAATTTCTTCTAGTTCTTTATTCTGTTGAATTATTCTATCTAAATCCATCTCTAATTCGTTTTTAACTTCCTCAAGTCTCAATCTCATTTTCTTAAGACTGACCATTAAACCCACCCTTTCTTTTAATTTCATTAATGAAACCTTCTATGTTTAGCCCCGTGTCCATTTCCATTCTTTCCTCAATAGTATTATTACTCTCTTGTCTTTCTTCTTGAGAAATATTAGCAATATCTTCTGCATATTCACCCTTAGGCTTCTTAATTAAACGACCTAAACTAAAGTCGTATTCATAACCAGGATTTGCAGTTTCTAATTCTAGGGCAATCTCTTTAATAGTTTTTTCATCCTCAGACTTTATTCTTATGTCAATTGACTTAGGGGCATCTTGATACACAATTTTACCAATGGCTTCGTGAATAATCTTCATTAGTTCATATTCACTTTCAATAATATCTTCATCAGTTAAGTTTAATTCTGGACCATATATTCGGGCATATTCGTAATCTCCCTCATCGTTTTCCAATAATGTAAAGTTGTAATGTACTTGTCTTCCGTCTGCGGTTTTTGGCCTAATAGACATAGAGAATTCGTAAAAATTACCAATCAATTGTCTATCCTTAAAATGAATTTTATATCTCCTTCCTGCTTGGTCTAAATCATCAATAACGTGTTCTATAAGTAGAGTTCTTAAGAGATTTTGAAATCTTCCTACATCTCTCACTCTTAGTCTGTCGCCAGTAGAAGTTCTAATTTTTTCCATATCTCTTTTAATAATATCCCACCAATTCATAGTATCACCAATTATAATTACAAGCCCAATATCCAGCCGTTAGTTTGTTTTTCTTCTCATCACAATTATGTCTTGATTTAAAATTAGACCTGCGCTTTTTATTTTTATGTTGTAAGAAGTCCTTATATCCTCTAGCACCAAATGAAACTATTTTATATTTTCCTTTTACATGAGCCAAGACCCGATACTTTTTCTTACTTCCCTTAGGCGCACGTTTAGGTTTATTTAGACCAGGAAATTTTTCTCCCCTGTACATTACTCCACCTTTAACTCTTTTAATTTGTGGTTTTTTAGAAGCCTTTAAAAAGTCTTCCTCCTCCTCTTCTTCTTCACAAGAATTACAACCACACCCGCAATCGTCTTTTAGTATGTCTTTCCAATTCATTTTAATACCTCAATTTACAAATTCTAAATCTCTACTGTGGGGTTTAGATACAAACAGTTCATTACCGTCTATTGTTAATACCTGTTTTACTTTATCCTTCATAGAAACATCCCCCATTATTTTTCCTATAACTAAATCAATATCCCTTTGCATTTCAGGGGTAAGTTTTACACGAACTGTGCAACCCAACTTTTTATTATATTTTAAAATGTCTTTCCAAATCACCTTTTATTCCCCCTAAGCATATCTATCATACTATTAACTTCTTCATTTGCAGGAGGCCAGGGTCCATAATGACCATTTATTTGTGAATGGGCTAACAATTCATTGAAATTGTAAATTTCTTCATTTTCAATTTTACCAATTGCGTAATATTCTTCATATGGATAACGATGTTGAAGTCCTTTAGCCAACGCTTCTGTATCAATAACGTAATCACCATCTAAAACAAAAGCATGACCGTATTTAATATTTGCCACATTTCCTCCTGTTCCTGTTACTTCGGCATGGACTAATAAAAGTTTTGTTCCATTGTTTTTAATATGGTCATCAAAAACATACGAATAGGCTGACATATAACAGTTACCCGCTTTTAAAATAGAATCCCACTTCATTTTCCTTTCCTCCTTTTATAAGTTTTACAAGCGGCACAAGTAGGTCTACACCTTCTCTTTCTTCCTTTAGAAGCATCTGTTCTTCCACAAGGTTTTGGTCCTCCTTTATCTTTGCAAGTTCCACAAGCAATCCAACCACTTTGAGTTTTACCGCCCTTCTTTTGCTTCCCGCCTCTTCTTGAGAACCAACCATGTAATCCCTCATCCTTTTCTCTTTTAAAGTTATCGCCACTTCGCCTTTTCTTTTTCTTAGTTCTTTTAGAATGCTTCTTTCTTCTGGCTTTACTTTTCTTACTAATAATATCAAACCAATC